CTCAACCGTGTCCGCATAATCCGCCCCGGCGATTGGAGTTTCCAACCAGCACAACGCGCGCCACTTGAGGTTATCAGCCTTGGCCGACCGGCTGGAATAGATCACCCTGCCCGCGTTGCCCACCACACCATCCAGCGCCGCCCGAACAACGGCCAAGGGCGGGCTGTTGGCGTCCAGGTCGAGGGGTATGGCCCAGAATTGACCGTGCTGGCGCTGCACCTCGTGTTCACGGCCATCATGCGCCAGATAGTCAGACGGGATGAACCATTGCGCATCGTCTTTGTGGATGCTTGGCGGATTGGCCACCATGGCCAGAATGTCGGCTTCTGTCACGCTGGTGTAAGGTTGTCCGGTAAGGGCCGCCGTGTTGGGCTTGCCACTGGAAAGCGTGATTGAATGCGTGTCGTATTGCCCGAAGCCTGTGCAGAGCGGCTTCATGGCGTCTCACCATGCTCAAATCGGGCTGACCGGGCTGCTTTGGTGGCTGTGTTGCAACTTTTACCCCATGCTAGTTCTGTGTCCCTCACCATACCGTTTAAGAAATGATAAGTGTGTTCATTTCCATATTTATTACGCCAATAATCTGTGTCAAATTTAAGAGCATCTGGAAGGTTTCCCGTGCCGGGCAAAATCTGTGTCTGGTCTTCGTAGAACCCAATTAAATCATTGGTACACCACATTGATCTTACATCTTTCATATGTGATCCGACGTAATATCTCACGCCAACATATGTCCCATACGGTCCAATGTTTTCTGGCTCAGGTATTTGGTTCAATTCAAACAGTATTGCGTTGGTATACGAAGAAACCGCAAACGCTTTTTCGCGCTCTGTTTCGTTCAACTTCTGAGGTTTGACTTCGACCCACACCCAAGGGTTATCACTCGGATTGTCTATCGTCAGCCTGAAATCCGGCAGATACCATCCCGCATCGGTTTCAAAGCCTTCAGGCTCATACTCCCAAGAAAGGCCAAATGTGTCAAAGAACACGGCCCAGCGCGCCTCTAAACGGCTCCGAAATCGGCAGCCAGCATAGCGCGTCTCGATTGCTTTGGTGTTAGTCATGGAAAAAGCCCTATATATGGGCCAAGCCTTGCGCTGAATCGCACGTCATGTTATCTAAGGCTCAGCGTTGTGACAAATGCACCCTACCGCCTTGCACCTCGCATGGCAAGCCCCGTCCCTTAAACCGGACGGGGCTTTACTTATCCAGCAGCACCCGCACAGCCGCCCGCAGATCAGGCATCAAATAATAATGCTTCACCGTCTCGGGGCTTGTCGGTGGCACGCATTTGTTAGCCACGTCCTGGCGCGACCATGAGTCTAAACATCCATCTGCCTCGCGCGTCAAGGCAATGGCGGCCCGGAGGATCACCTTCCGGCGACCTTCCGGCGACATTCTTACTCGTTTTGGCATTGATTACGCTCCTTGTGACGCGGCACGCATACACGCGATCTGGTGCAGGCAATCGTCTCGCGCATTGTGATAGGTGTTGGCGCGGTCAACCTTCCGCACATCAAAGTTGTGGACATCATAGAACGTCCGCGTGTCGCGCACGGCCCAGAATTTCCAAGGCGGTGGAAGTTTCAGAACGCCGTAAAGGTGCTCAAGAATTGGAGGGTCAAAGTTGTTGCCCTGCGTCCACGTCACGCGTGGTTTGTGTTTGGCATAGAACATGTCGAGTTGTGCCAGCGCTTCTTGCACCTTGACGGGATTTTCGGTTGCGCTTTGCCACGCTTCGGGGCTTTGCGACTTCCACCACTCGACGGTTGACGGATTCTCTTTCAGCCCCATCATTTTTTGAAGCGTTTGGTCCAGCACAACGTGCATGTCATCGACCTGCGCCATCACACCTTTTTCAAACGCCACAGCGCCAATCGACAGGACGACGCAGCCTGCGCTTGTCCCCAGCGTTTCGATGTCCAGCATCATTTCAGTCATGCGGTTGCTCCTTCGGGTTACTATTGCCATCAATTGCCTGTCGTGTCAATACGGCGTCACCGCCAAGCCCAGCGCCTCGGCATGCTCAACCAACCAACGGCGACACTCGGGCCAGCCGTCACTGTTCAGCACGTGCGGCGCTGGGCTTGGCCCACATCGCGGCGGCCTGCTGCACGATTGCGTTGCCATACCCGCGCAGACCTGCGCAGACTGCGGCGTCGTTGTCATTGTAGTAAATCGTCGGGCGGGGCATCATAACACATCCACCACAGCACTGATGATCGACACGTCTGAAAGGCTCTTGCCGATGTCTGGTGCAGTCATGCCGAGCTGCAAGAGCAGGGACACCAGCACGCAGGCGTCCTGGGCCGTGTTGTGGATGTCGGTGCCTTCTTTCATGCCGCTTGCATAAAACACCTCCGACACCTCGCCCGTGTCTGGATCGTAGCCGACCGACACGTGGAACCGATGGGTGCCCCACTGAATAGCCTGCGTCACAGCGTGTCGGCGATTCGGTAGTTTACGGCGTGTCATGTCGCAACCTCCCCACCGCAGGCTGCATAGCCTGCTACGTCAACCCAATGATCTGCGTGTTCCGGGCTAGTTTTGATACGGGCTAGCTTGAGATGGATCATCATCACGGCTACGTCCGACTTGCTGACGGGCGTGTCAAGATGCGCTGACCAGTACTCTGCCAACAGCCCGAATGTATCCTCAAGCTGGCCATGCGTGGCGGCTCTATCGACCGTGACAGCGTGTCGCGCTGCGTCCAGTATGTCTGTGCGGTTCATAAATTCGACCTTTCTAAAGGTGTGTAACGACACTGAGGCGCGGGCATCGCGTCCCAGACTGTCCAGCAAAATTCCATCGTGGGCGACTTGCCCCGATCTAGCGCCATAGCGGGCCGCCACAGCAACGGCATGACCGCTGCCGGACCTGTCTCAAGGAACAGCGCGTGCCAGTATGTGCCCTTGAGCAACAGGGCAAACGGCACGTTCATCGCCCTGATATAGCGGATGAATTCGACCGCCAGCGCGAACGGCGGGTTGGTGATGACCGCACCGCAAGGCCGGGGCATGGTGTTCAGCATGTCTACGCCGCCGGTGCCGTAACCTGTGTGTCGGATGTCCGTGCTGCACACCGCGTGGCCGTGCGCCTTCAGCACCTCACTAATTGCCCCAAGACCGCAGGCTGGTTCCCAGATCACCCCAAGCACAGGCCAAGCGCGCAACAGCGCAACCGTGCATTCTGGCGGCGTCTCATAAAAGTCCGACGCATGCCTGGCGTGTTCTGCCGACAACCCGCCGATGATGGTTTTTCCGGGTATCATTGGCGTGTCGCCTCCATAATATTGTCCCTCAATTCCAGCGCCGCCCGCTCGGACAACCCCTGTGCGCTCATCACATCCGTCCCAAACCGATACAGGAACCGAGCCTGCATGGCCGTGTCGTCATCACCAGCCGCCAGCCGCATTCCACCCCATTGCTGCATTACCTCGGACAGGGACGACTGGGCCGCTTGGTTCCGCCTGTGCCGCGCCCGGATCCCCGCCGCCACAATCTCAGATGCCCCGCAAGGTATCAGCGGCTCAGCCGCTTGGATCTTGGCCGCCCCGGCGCGCAACGTTGCCAGCAGTTCCAGCGACATTTCAGACAGCACGCCGTCCACTTGATCCGGCGATGACCGCCCGGCCGGGACGTGATCGGCGCCGCAATACGGACAGGTAAACACGACTGCCTCATACGCCAGCAGACAGGACGGACAGACACGCACCGGCACCGCATCGGGGTTGCCATTGGTCTTGCGCGTCTCGTCTTGCCAGAGCGTCCATGTGCGCGGCGTATCGGGCAGGCCGTGCTTTGCCGCCATCCGCACCACATTGCCCACGTGGTCGATTATGACCCCGTGGGTTTTTTCCGGCGCGGGTGTCAGACACCTTGCAAACTGCTGACAAAACAGTGCAAAACTAGCAGTTGGGCGGGCCATGATCACAACGTCACATGACGGCAAATCGACTCCCTCGCTGAAAAGATCAACATTTGTAAGGACTTGCAAGCCACCCGTGGCAAACTGGTCGAACTGTTGCTGGCGATGGCTGTCATTGCTCGTGCCGTCCAGTGACGCGGCACGGATGCCC